CAACCATTTACCAATATGAAAAAATACATAATTACGATTTTTAATTTTAATTCTAGGAGGAATATTAAAAATATTAAGATCCACTGCTAAAGGTGCAACATAAATCTTTTTATTTATATCATTATTTAATAATACTTTTTTACCCCATTCTGAAGCGACAAATATATAATCACAATAATTTAAATGATGTTTTTCTCTATCATTTAATTTATCAACTTCAAAAAATGGAAACGCATAAAAATGCCCATTTCCAATTCTATTAGCAAGATCATTTTGATGCCAAATCTTTAAGCATGGTGCATTGTGGTCAAAAAATGCAGCATTCTTTAAAGCATTTTCAACTATTATCTTCTCTTGTTCATAATTTAATTCTATATTATTTCCAATAGGAAATAGAGAAACATTTAATCCTAAATTAGTTAATGATTTAAAAATATTTAATGAGGTAATACCATAGCCAGTACCACCTATTGGACAATTAAGATTAAGATTTTTCATTCGTATTTCCTATTATGAGTATTATTAACTTGAATAAATGTTGTTTTTTTACCAAAATCTTTAATTTTATTAGCACCAATATAAGTGCATGAACTACGAATACCACCATAAATATCTAATAAAGTATTTTCTGCTGGACCTTTATATGGAACAATAACAGATTTTCCTTCTGCTGTTCTATATTTTGCGATTCCATTATGATGTTTATCCATAGCGTCTTTGCTACTCATACCATAATATTTAAGTGCAATTTTGCGTTTTTCAGTAGAGGTTCCTGGATCATTAGGTTGCCACCAATTAATTTGTTTATATTTATCAATTTGATTGGACTGTTTAATGACGCATTTATATTCATATTCCCATTCTCCTTCACACTCATCACATCCAGCAAACATACTACCTAACATTACAAAATCAGCATTAGCGCCAAATGCTTTACAAACATCACCAACTACTTTGCAGCCACCATCAGAACAAATATGACCACCAAGACCATGAGCAGCATCAGCACATTCCATTACAGCGCTCAATTGTGGGTATCCTACGCCAGTTTTTAAACGCGTTGTACAAACACTGCCTGACCCTATACCAACCTTGACTATATCAACTTTACCATGAATAATCAATTCTTCTGTCATTTCAGGTGTTACCACATTACCAGCCATAATAATCACTTCTTCATATAATTTACGAATATGACTTACTGTTTTTACAAATTGTTCTGTATAACCATTAGCCACATCGACACAAATATTTGGCAATTGTCCATTTACTTGTCTGATCTGATTAAATACCTCTGTCATCTTTTCAATATCTTTATGACCAGTTCCAACAGAATAAAATATTAAATTTTTATTTACTATATTAGGATCAGTATATAAACTAATATAATCAGAAGGATCATAATGCTTATGCAGGCAAGTGATTGCTTGATTTTTGGATAATACTTTACCCATTTCTAAGGTACCAACAGTATCCATATTGGCCACTATTATTGGTATGCATGCTAATTCTCTGGGAGAATATTTAAAATTAAATGTTCTGGATACACAAACTTCTGCTCTACTTTTAAGAGTTGATCGTTTGGGCCTAATAAGGACATCATCAAAATCTAGTTTTATTTCATTTATAATTTTTTGCATAATTAAATAATAAAAAGTTGAGATGGATTAAGACATAGATTAAAATTTATATATTTATTATATAGATTTTTGTGAAAACATACGTGTTCACAATCATAACCCTCATAATCACACGATAAATACTGATCTGCTTTATAGATACCAATACCACCAAAAGCACTATTAACTTTCATAGGTGGAGATCCTATAAATGGAAACCATCTAGAAAACCACGGCATTTTTTCTTGATTATCATTCCACCAATTTTGTCTAAAAGCCCAGGAGTCATAATTTAAAGCTGTTCTATTATTATGTTCATCTTGTAAAATCATATAGCATGATCCAACAATGGCATCTATTTCAGAAGATGATAGCCAGCCAAAACTATTTAATATGCCATTTATATCAATTCCACGAAAATCTAAATCGATTACCATAATATAATCTAAATTAGTAAATTTATCAGCAATAAATTGTTTGCAAATATTTCTATATTTTGCTAAAGCTTCTGTTCTTAATCTAGATTTAGAACTCCCAGTTGGATGGGTAGCATTAAGACTATAGGAAATTAGATGATTATGTTTATTCTGCCAAGATGTTAAAATATTTTTTGTATTATCTGTAGAATCATTTTCAAAAATTACACTATTACAACTATTGAATAATGAGCATATGGCACTCAAATATTCAAGACTATTATCAATAGTAGATTCTATATTTCTAGCTAATCCAGTGATACAAATATTTTTATCTTTAATGAAAGTTGATCCTTCATTAATTTTTTCTGTATAAACATCAATGAATTCATCGTCAATGCGAAATCTCATATGTCAAAAAAATACCATCTTTTATGATTATCTATATTTTCTGATAGATTAATATAAGATAAATAGGATTTAATTTCATCCCAATTTGAAAAAATCATTTGATGTGGGATAGTGCCGAATAACCAATCTGGTGTTTGCTGCTTACCTTGTACCATATGAATTATAATAGGTTTTTTTTGACGATTTGCCCAAAAAATTTCTTCTAATGTTCCACATGGATGAACATTTAAATCAAGATTGACTATGACAAAATCACTGATATCTACTAATCTAAGATCAACAGCTCTAATATTTTTCATCATTAAAGATAGTTCATCATATTGACATTTTTCTTTAAGTTTCTTTTTTATAGAATGAGCATCCTGATCTTCTAGGCCAGTTTCAGAAGGCTTGCTAATGGGATTGAAAACAATCACTCCTAAACCTTCTAAAAATGGTGTAATATTATCTCTCCAAGTAGCACCTCTATCTGCTACTCGATCCATAGCGCCAGCCAAATACACTCTTTGATTTTTTAACCTATTCATAGTCGAAATTCAATAATTATCTATAAAAAGAAATGTAAATAAATTTTTAGAAGGCTTAACGCCTAAAGATGGATTATTTTTAACAGAATACATCTTATGTAATCCGCTAAAACAACCAGATATCATTGCAATAATAAAGCAGAATTTAAGCATTTTATCTTGTTTATTATAACCAGAGCGATGGCCCGCGTCAAGATGGTTGTTCTACTATATACTCAACACCAAGTCTTGTTAGTAATGATAAAAATTCATTACTATAAATCATTCGTTCTGGATTTTTAAATTTTTCACATACACTAACATCATTAGGATATTTGATCTCTCTATAAGATTCGTCCCAATGCCAAACAAGCCCGTTTTTATTAAACATAAATTTATAACCATAAGAAGCTAGTCTTTGTGAATATTCAATATCTTCATTAATACCACCAGTATGAGATGCATAATAACCAATATTACTATCCCATCCATGTTGATTAAATAATTGTCTAGATACTATCCAGAAACATCCAGTTTGATATAGTTCTGGATCGGTATCTGGATAATCATATGATACCATATGATGAAGTCCATTCCTCCTCATTACTGCTCTATCCCAATATCTGTCATAATTAGGCATGAGTATTTTATTACCTAAGATATCCCATGAGTAATTTTTGGAGTATTCTAATAATTTTATAGCCCAATCGTCATTAAAGATGATATCATCATCTAAAAAAATCAATATATCTCCATCTGTATGTTTAGCAGCTAGATTTCTTAACTTTGCTAGTTGTCCAGTATTAGCTTCTTCATTATGTTCTACACATTTTATAAAAGATAATATCTTAGACAAACCAATGAACGGCCCACAAACTCCACAAATTATAATTTCAAAATTTATATTAGCATTTTTACATGCAATTGCAATACTGCCAATACTTATTTGCGTAATAAGTTCTTTTTTTCCATTAGTAGCTATGCAAAAACTCATTTTATTAATCATATACTTCTGATCTCTGTATGATTTTTCTCTCTATGTAAAATTTTAGTTAATCCAAAACTAGGCCAGTTTTCAGGTTGAGCATATGTGGGCGGCAATTCTTTTGTTGGTGGATTTTCAGCCATATACCTATTCATATAACTCTCATCATGCCAAAGAGCAATATAATTTTTTCTCAAATCTTGCTCTATTCTTACTTGTAATGTTCTACACATGTTAAGAAATTCTTTGGACGATCCACCCTGAAAACAATTTTGATAATATCTTTGACCATAGCCATAAGGGATAAAAGCACCACTTTTTTCATTTCTGTCATAGGGAAATTGTTCTGGAGGATGTTGTGGATGAGTATAGGCTGGATGAATCACACAAACCCTTTCGCCCAAAAACTCATCTGATAAATCATCTTTTAAAAGCATATCGCAATCTATGTGATAGATATAATCATACCAAGATAATAATTTTTCTTGAGATGCATAATAATGATATCTTAATAAAGAAATCATTGGAAATGGAATATGATTAGTGTCTATCGTCTGTAATTTAGTAGGCCCAGATTGACTAAATGAATCTGCTTTATTGGTAAAACAAATCAAATCTATAGGATAGTTGTTTCTATAAATATTGATACTATTATACAAATCTTGGGCAAAATGAGTATATTTATTAGTTGCTATTGTTAGAAATGCTATTCTCATCTATTAACTCTTCTATAATTTTAATATAGTCTTTGCAGATAACAGACCAATCGAAGTGGTCAAACGCATATTGTCTAATTTGATTTCTATATTTAAAGTTATTACCAATAGCATAATTAATACTAGAAATAAGATCATGATCAAATTTTCCATTAGGTATTACATGAATGAACGGTAAACTAGGATCTAGATTTGCCGATGCTGTTTCAGAAACCACTAAACTTAATCCTGCTGATAATGCTTCTGGAACAACTAACGGTGCAGCTTCACCATCACTTAATAATACTAAACATTTGTAATGGCTTAAATTTTCATAGAGATCTTTTTTAGACCATATACCTCTATAAATACAATTACCATTATTCCTAAATGTTGGATCTATAACAGGACCAAAGAAATCTATATTGCACATATCACCACAAACATTTGCTAAATCTCTTTGTCTTTTGCGTGGTTCGATTTTACCAAGACAGATTCCAAATTTGGAAGGATTGGTATTAAAAGAGAACTCCGATGTTCTTGCTCCATTCCTTAAAACTTTAATAGATTTATTATAGCCTGCATTTTTGAATACTTGTGCAATTTCATTTGATAATGCTATCATTGATGGACTTTTTAGTACACCATTAAAAATATGACCCCACCCACCATAATTAGGATAATGTTCTTTAACATATCCATAGTGTGTGGTAGTACAAAATGGCTTCTTAATTAGTTTACTTAGAGTTTCTGCATGATCATCATAATGAAGATGTATAAAATCATAGTTTGTATTATTAACTTGATCGGCAACTTGTACAAGATTAGGGTTATTAATTATATCTGTCTCGATACCCATCTGATTAAGATATTGATAATAATCCCAAATTAAACTTTCTACAGCACCCCAATTATCTGGGGGAATAGACATAATACCTGGACCTATTAAACAAATTTTCATAAATTATTATTCCTAATCCAAATACCTTCACTACTAAGTATTGTTTCTACAATAGAAAAATTAGGTAGATGATCATTAATAAATTTAATAGCATATGCTTCAGCATTATTATATCTTAAACAAGGACCGGAAAGTGGATTTCTGCGCCTAACTATTCCATCGTTTGAAACAAAATGATATTCTAATAAAATATTTTTGATATTGTTTTTAATAAATTGACTATTAGATAAAACATTCCATTCACTACCTTCAATATCTATTTTACACAGATCTATTATAGTTGATGATGGTAAAGTATCTTCTAATGTTACACATTCAGCATCATAACCAATGAGAAAGGCTTCTCCCCACCCAAATTCAGCATTATTACTTTCAACTATTTCTGAAAGATGCATACCACCAGTATTATTGTCTCCTAAACCACAAAATGATGCTTTTTGTATACCATAATAAACTGCTTTTTGGAAAATTTGTATTTTTTTATTTTCAGATAAAAGAGGTGCAATTTTATACATTAAATAGTCATAGTTGAATGGCATAGGTTCAAAACCATACACAGTATTTATACTTGGAAAAGTTTCACAAAAGAAATTTATTGTGGCTCCAACGTTAGCTCCAAGATCTAAAAAAGTATGTATAGTTTCAGATTGTGCCATTCGTTTAAGAGTATCACTATATGCTGCTTTCCATACATCAATAGCCCTATCATAAGAAAAATTTAAATGAGATATAGAGATATCTAAATTTTTAGATTTTAATTTTTTTGCTATATTACTCATTTATAAATTTCTTCCTATTTGCATTAATTTAATATTTTCTTTATCAGGGATATATCTGAATGGATCTATCACAATACTACCATTTGGATATGTCAAATCTTTGAAATATTCGTGCATAGTACCTAAAAAAATTACAGAATTACCTTCTATCTTAGAAAATTTTTCATTGAATTTTTCTAATCCATCTGTATGAGGATCAAAAATATCTACATTAAAACCGCGACTATATAATATGTTAAATAATAGAATCGATGGACTACCAGTTTGAATATTAGTCTCTGGTTTAAATGACTTGCCGAGGATATAAATTGGTCGTTGTGGTTCAGCACATAAAAATGCCAGCCATTCTGTTTGATGTTCTCTTGCAAGCATCAAATCTTCAAAATAGTCATGACTTAAATTTAACATTTTTGCTAGCCATGACATAGCAATATTATCTCTTGGATGACAACCACCACCATCACCCATACCACCACGCAGATACTTGGGAGAAATCAGTCGCTCATCTGCTAAACTAATAGCATCAATAACAGCATCACAGTCTGCACCTATTTTATGACAAATTTCCATAATAGTATTAGCATAAACTATTTTCATACCAATAAATGTGTTGTATGCCACTTTAATTAATTCAGCATTTTTAATAGTTGTTCTGAAAACTTTTTTAGAATGTAGTGTTGAATAAAAATTCTCAACATAATTTGCAGCGTCAGGATCGTCTACTCCAAATAATACAAACTCTGGATTAAGAAAATCTTTAATAGTTGTTCCCATAGCAATAAAGAATGGATTATAACATAATTTAATCTTATTTGATAAAACTGGTTTGATATATTTTTCAATAGTTCCCGGAAGAACTGTTGATATTATAACAACTATTTTTTCTTGACCATTTCTATCAACAGACTCTGAAAGATTTTTTATAGCATTGACCAGAGCATCATAGTTAAAATCTACGCGAGTAGCTGGTAGCGGAGTACATCCTTCATAAAGAGGATCATGAGGAGTTTGCACAGGCACGAATATGATATCACTTTGTTGGACCACATCATCTATCTCAGTAAATTTAATTTGAGATTGTGGTAATAGTTCATCTACATAAAGTTCTTTGTAAGGGATAGATTTGTTATCAATATATGTCTTAACTGCTGGATTAATATCATATCCGCAAACATTATGGCCCTTAGACTCTATTGCAAGAGCAACTGGCAGACCTAATTTACCAAGACCGACGAAACCTATATTATAAGACATGATTCTCCCTTTTTATATTGAACTCTAAAGTATAATAGTTGAGGATGGAAAATTTCATACCACCAACTAGCGATTATGTAATATTTTTAAAGTGAACAAAATCCACATATTCTATCCAGTATGGCCAAAGTTCTGGTGTTCTTGGATAACTCTTATCAAAATCAAAATCATTCAAATAAAGACTAATATCATTTTTGTATTTAGTGTCAAAAAGTGGAGTCTGTTTGTGTATAAGAGAGCCGAAATCCACTAACTGAACTTTGATATTATTTTCCTCACACAACTGATGATTGTAATCTCTCATATGTTTGATACCATTTCTAAACTTATGAGACACTTGATTATGTAATTGAAATGTAAAGCGTTTAATTATATCACTACGACCAACATAAAACCAATCACAAATATTATGACTAAATTCACCAGCATACAAATGACCTCCGTACATAGAATCTTGAAAATAGATAGTATCTTCAGTAAAATCTAACTGTGAGATAATTTGACCAATATTTTTAGTATAAATAAGATCTGGTCTACTTTTAATTATTATATCATAATCATTTGAAATATTATAACATGACTTATTAATAGATTCTGTTTGAGATAAATATCCATACAAAAAAATAGGAGTCATCATCCTATGATAATTTAATGGCATATTTTGCCATGTGTTAGTATCAAATCTTTGTGTAAAAGATAAATCATAACTATGATTTTTTTCAAGAATAGTAAATATGCTTTGAAATTTTTGTGATATATTATTTTGTTGCAATTTCATATTATAGTGCATTTTATAGCATCTATTTAGATAAGACTCATCATACCAAAAATGACAAAAAATATCACAGCGTGTTGATGAATATACATTATCTATGAATGTGGATAAACATTCTGGTGTTGAATATGGTTGACCAGATAGTGAGAATGCAATTTTCATTAGAAAGTAATATTATAATTTTTAAAGTCTACATTAATATTAAATAATTTTACTTGTTCTCTTATATATGCTTCTGGTGTCCACATGCTATCATTTGCAATAATATTGTCTCTGTGATAGTCTAATAAAAAAAATAAACTACCTAGTATATTACTATGTTTATTATTACATATAATAAACCAATCATTAATTTCTCCTCTAGGCAATGGACCATAGCAAGTCGTGATATTATTCAGATTGATGTCTAATAGATTTACTGGTAATTTAGGAGAGGTATCAAATCTTGAAATAATAACACAATCATATTCAAATTGATTTTTTTGAGCATATAATTCTTTTAACATCACAGACTGATGAATACTATACATCATACTATATTGTGTTTTAGTCATATTCTTAATAAATGCTGTTTTATCTGGATTTCCATATAAATTAGGCCAACAAGCATCTATTTGATTATCGGTTAATGTAACTATTTTTTCATGGAATGGTTTTTGAGATTCAATAATAAAATCTTTTGGATTAATAATATTAGGTAAATCAGTTCTTAAATTAGGATGTAAAAATTTACCAGCCATTGTGGAACCGCTGACTATCAAATCATTTTCATGAAACCATGAATGAAAGAATACATCTGCAGAATTATTATCTATAATATGATTTTTAAGATATAGCCAATTATTATGAAAATTTCTAGGTTGACCATATAAACAAACAGCAGTTTTCATAGTAAAAATAATCCTACAGGTTTATCTTGTAAATTAAAATTACCTTCAACATTATAATAAGGAGTAATTTGTTTTTGCTTTGTCATTTGTAAAAACCAACCAGTAACTCCATATTCAGAATGTTTCATACCACCAACATACCCCTGACATTTTGCTAAACACACAAGATCAGCAACACAAGATTCTGTATAATGCTGAATTAAATGCTGATTAGATTGTAAATCAATTGATAAATGAACAGTAGACGCATCTCCATCATATCTAATAAATAAATTTCTATCATATAAATTAGAAATAAAATTATATTTAGAATAATTATTTTTTAAATAGTTTATTGTCTCTAAAGAATCTGTAGAAACAAAAACATCATTGGTCCCAAGTTTTTCGCAGACTATATCGAGTCCATGGATATAATCATCTATAGTAAAAATTGGTCGGCCATTCCATGATTTATTAACACTACCATCTTGAGGAACCATTTCACCTCTTCTAATTTGTAATCCACAAACAGGATTAGATGGCCATATATAATTTAATAGTGTAGCATTAAGTTTTGTCTCAAATTCTTCATTGAGTCTAAAAGTATGATCTAAACATGCCAAATAAAGATAGAATTCAGACAACTGTCCTTCTGCTTGTTTAATATCAGATGGTAAATCATCAATAATATCTTTAATATCTTTAAATAAATTGTTCCAAGATTGTTCATTACATGAATTATTTGAAAAATATCTTGTCCATAACCAAGGATACCAACTCTCCCCAGTTCTTTCTCTCCACCACCCATCTTCGCCACCCCTACAGTTTTGAGAAATACGTGGGATTAAACCTTTCTTAATACCTTCACAAAAATAAGAAGAAACAAATCTGAGATTTTTTGATACAGGATCGAAGCTGAGGTAGCAATCAGATAGGTGTTTACTTTGAGTCTGAACATTTTGTATATAAATTTTATGAAGATTCAAGGGGTCCGAGATGTCCATGACCTCTGTTTGACTTTGTGGAAAAATATGATCACTTCCTATTAACATGAGAATTTCCTTTTTAAATAATCTATTAATGCTGAATTAGTTAAAGCGCTTGCACCTGTTGGATGAGGATTCCAATTTTGACCAATCCAATTGAAAGGTCTATTTTCAAATCTCAATACTCTATATAAGAATGAAAAGATAGGAAAAGTTGGTTTTAGTTTATCGTCCAAAATATATTTATATATGAGACAGTTTAAAACATCTTGATCGCCGCATGACCATTTAAATGATGGGTCAGGATTAGCGTTGGGATTCTTTGAGAGCAAAGTCTTATCAGCACACAGATCAGAATACTCTTTGATAAACTGACGGCTAAATGGAGTATTTCTCAAAATAATTCTTGCGGCATTGATCAGGTAACAATTTTTAATTAAACCATTCTCTGTTGGATCTGTTATAAGGGCATCAATTGTATGTGTTTTAACATATTCTTTAACTAAAACGTTATCTCTCTCAAATTGACAAAAAATATCACTTTCATTATGCTGTAAAACTGTTTCACATAAATTGTTAATATTAGGCCAATCAGATTCCCAATACTGGGCATTTTTTTCAAAATTACTATCATGATAAATTAAAATAGAATTCTCAGGAATCTGTTTTAAAATATGACTAATTAAAAAACCTTTAAAATCAAAATAGCCAATATAATTAGCATTTGGATTCATATCCAGTGCTTCATCATATTCATTACAAACATCTTGACTGTTTGGCAATTCTTTTAATTGTTGTTTATTAAAAGTAAATATGTTAGTAAAATATGGAGATAGTTTTTCTTTGATAGCAGAGGTTATGTTTTTTAATTCATACCCTTTGTCTATTTTACCACCTTCTGTATAAAAAGTTAAAAGATAAATATTATTCATTTAATAATTACAATAATATTATTATCTATTTGATTTGGTTCAAAGGGCAGCCTGATTAATTCGATATGCTGCAAAGAAAATTCTTGTTTGATATTTTCAAGTATTGGTAAAAATCTTTCAACATCATGATTCAAAATATCTTCAATAACAAATATACCACCGATTTTAAGTTTATGAATAGAATTTACTAAGAAACTAAAATTAGATTCAAAAGTGTGATCTCCATCATCAATAATAATATCGAACATCACATCTTTCAATTGATCATTATTCCACATTTCAGATAATACTGAAGGATTTCTTTGATCACAATAAAAAGAACTAATTCTTTCTTCATTTATAAATGTTTCTGTTCTAATATCACCAGCATAGATATTTCCATTAGGAAAATATTCTTTCCATGCCCACAAGGAATATCCATGAAAAATACCAACCTCAAAAAGATTTATTGGTTCATTTTGAAGATGCTTGAATAAGAGGTTATAAATGGTGGTATAATTATGCCAACCTTTTAATAGACTCTTATCTGATTTATGTTTTTCCATAAGTTCACATAATTCAGTTGATTGATTATATTGTTGAGTATTTAGAAAATTGGAAATGTCTGTTGATGTTATCATATAAACTCCTTAAGTGTGTCACTATTTCTTTGAATATTTATACCTATGGCTCTTGGGTATGGATTGGCTGTATTAAAATCATTAATTAATATTCTTTTACAATTTAATAAATTCATTATTAATTGACAATTATTAAAACCCAAATCATTTAACATTTTTCTAGTATATTCTTCAGCAGATCGTGGTCTTGCTGTGACAAAAATTATTTGATTACCATCAGCAAGTAATTGCTGTAATTTTGTAACATTTTCTGGTAATGGTATAGTGGGTTGATGGTAATGATGTTTAGACTGTGCTTGAATCAGGGTGCCATCTATATCACAAAAAATAACCGCCTTATCATTGTAAGTAAACCAATCTTCTGCTGTGCCAACATCAGTATAATCTGTAACAATATTTTCAAGAAAAGTACGATTATTGCTTAAACAATATTGTATAATATCTGATACATAAATTTCTTTATTATTTTTATTAATTCTGTCAAAAGCATCAATAAACATTCTTGAGTTTTCAAATTTATATCCGCCAACGCAAAACTTATCTGAAACAATACTTTTTTCAATTATATTCTGTATGATACCTTGATCGTTTGATATGATATAACTTTTAGATCCAGGATTTCTAATTATTTTATTACTAGATAATTTTGAAATACAAATATAATTACCTTCAAGATAAGAATGATCAAAAAAACTATCACAATCCTTAATAAAAATTTCAGAGTCTAAAGATAAATTAGCTTTATCTATAATTTGTTTGACAGTATCTGCTGGGCCTGTGGTTTCGTGTTCAAGGACCACAATATTTATATCTTCATTAAAATAATATTTAAGTAAATTCACTATATCATATTTTTCATTATGAGTTTGTAATATACCTATTGTAATATTGTACTTGCCAAGAAATGGATTAACCGCTCTTTTGAGCATCATTTGTCCAGAATAATCGACTAGAGTATATTTTGGTCTCATATTAGGAAATCTAGATGATAAACCAGCGGCGGGAATAATTATTTCCATAATTTTTGAATTTCACTAAGAAGAAAATTGTATTCTGACGAATCTTTTTTGGCGTGTTGAAATACTCGTAATAACATTAATATAAGTAAATAATCGTTATTGGCAATTCTAAAACGTGTTAGTAACCTATCTTGTAACATATTTGCATATGTCATTAGATTATGATCTTGACTATCTCTGATAAACCAACCACAATGCAAGTCTTGTCTCATCTTGGCTATATCAAAAACCCAAGAATCATATTCTATAGTCACAGCATCTATTAAATAGAATTGATTATTTTTTGCATAAATAAGATTTTCTAAAGTCATATCTCCATGATATATGGATTGTGGCAAAATATTTGGTAATTTTAATAATAATTCATCTTTACTAAATGGTAAATCTTCAAAATTAATTATGGATAATTTATAATTATAAATGTCAGAATAGTTTTTATCTATAGACATATATGACATTTTATCAATAATTGAAAATAAAAAATTTAATAGATATTCAATACCATGTACTTTTAAGTAAGTTTTAATATCTAATCCATCTATATATTCCATATCAAGAATATGATTATTTTTTTGATAGATAATAGGAACTTTAAATCCATAATTTAATAAAGAAGATAGTCTTTCATAGTTTCTATCTGTATTATTTATTTTACGAATAAATCTATTTCCATCAGCATTTTCCATCAATAAAACAGTGCTTCCAGAAAATCCCTTCAAAGTTTTAATAATTTTTTCACTCATGATTATTGATGAGATAATGCAGAGAAATACGGGAGATGTTTATGATTCAATTCTATATGGATTGAAAATAGTTCTGGATTATTTTTAAATAATATAGCTAATAATATTTGTTCATTATTTACAATATCTTGATTGAGATAAAACTCAAATAAGGATTTCATTTTTGTTGCAATATTTTTACATACTATTGATGAACTACCAAATAATGTTCCAACTAATAAACAATTATTATCCCAAACATAAATATCGTCTCCTGGCCATGACTGATAATATTTTATAGTATTGATATTTCCTTGAATATTCAATCTATCTTTTTTTAATATGGAATAATTTTGTGGCCATATAATAGAAGTATTCACATCATCAAAAAACCGACTACATCCAGCATCCATCCAAAAATAATAGTCGTATTGATTATTTCTATCAATTGCATCTACCAACCATTCAAATTTAGAGTATTGAATAATATTATATAACGATAGATTACACTCTATTCTAGATGAATCTTTTATTAATTGACGATAACTAGGCGATTTTAAAATATCTTCAATTTTATTTTTATATTTATAATATGGAACATCTTCTAGATTTTGAATAATTATAGAAGTATTGGAAATATCTCTACGTTGTAAGATAAAATCTTTAAATCGATTTTCTGTGTAAATAGTAAATGGAACATTTAATTTTAATGTTTTGTCAAACCAGTCCAAATACTGGTCTATAGTTCTTCCATCACCTTTGCTGTCTCTGCCTATATCAAATAATGCAGTTACGACTGTGCTTGATTGTTCCACAACCAATTACTCCCGAATTCATTATCGTTATGTCTACCAGTATATCCTTGAGATGCTGTTGGATATTTTGCTCTAAATTGATGTACTAATGGATGATTACTAGTTTGCCATTCTGAATTTCTATAACACTCTACAATTTCTGGATTAAAAGATTCAACTACTCCGATAGTTGCAAATAATACGGGGAATACAATATCATAATTGGCCAATCTTTTATCTGATAAGCATAATTTATCTAATAGATCTGGATATTTTAAAAAATTATCATATGCTTTCAAAAATATTTGACTATTAAAGATTGCTGGTGTTGCTCCCCAATTATCAATAGATATACCTTGTGGGTATAATTGTAAAGTTTGTTTTAGTGTATCTGACAGTCCACTATTAATTCTTGTTCCTAATAAATAATTATTATTTGGATTGGATAGTTTACCTCTGACTAATACGTCTGGCTCCATAACTAATAGATAGTCTTGTTGACCATATTCTATTGCTCTTTTAGTTCTATCTAAAAAAGTTAATATAGATTGTTTAATTAATAATTGTTGATCTGGATTTTTAAAATTATCATTAATCTGTGGAACAAATCCTCTAGAATCAAACTCTAAATTAGTTTTTATATTACTATATTTAGTTTCTAAAAAAGTATAATCACTACCACCATCTGATACTAGATATACTGGACAATCAGGATATATTACCTTTAACGTATCTATGGAATAACTGACCGCCTCAGTTTCTGTATAACAAGTATAAAAAACGCTAAAATTCATATTAAAATCCAATTTCTATTACAACAATAAATATCATTCCAGTTTTCAATACCAGCAGCGGAAGTAAACCATTGTTTAGGAGCGATTGTTTTTTCACTACAAGATAACCATGAACCCCACCATGAAAATGAAGAATTAGCAATTATATGATAGTCACATAAGCTCATTATGCAAAGGTCGACGAATTGATTATTATTTGATACTATAAATCTATCTGACTTAAATAAATCTTGTGTTTTTATCCATGAGGGGTCATCACTAACTATGACTACTGGAATATGTTTATCAAATAGGTCTAGAGCATTTGAGTAATATTCATTAGTACAGCATCCACCGTGCCTAGGATGATTTACATAATCACCTCTTCTTATATGTAAAGATATTATAGGTTCTTTACTTAAATTTTCTAAAAATACAAATGCAGTTTTTAATATATCTTTTTTGAATGTAAGATCAAATCTTAATTCATTGGCAATATGTTTAAAATATTTTTCAGACTGGAAGTATCCAAATAAATCTATGTTGTCTGGGCATTGATCAAATAATAATTTATCCCAATTAAAAAATCTTTCATTTATTCTTTGAGAAACTTGATTAAAGCCAAAATTAGACTCGTCTAATGATTGTAGAGTAAAACACTCTATCAACTGATGATTTTCTTTCGGTATTATATAATGATATTTATGATGACTTGCCAATCCTTTAGTAGCAGCAAACTGAAAAATCTGATTACCTAGTCTACCTTGCTGGCCAAGAAAATTAAAACTAATAGACATTATTTTTTCTCGTATATAAAAACTGGAATATTAGACCAAATATCACGAATTAACTCTGAAACAAAACTCCAATTACCTCCAGCAAGACCACACCCAAATTTTGGTGCATGGATTTGTACTGATTGATCTTTATCGAATTTTTCACGAATAAATTTTGATACCATAATCATAGACTGACAAAGACTAGCATAATTTAGAGGCCGTGGATTTTTGGAAGATATAGTACCATTTTGAGATATCATATTTGCAAAAATTAGAGAATGACCAAAAGTTTTATCTTTAAATACTTCGATAAATTGTGTGCGTCCTAAAATTTTAGATCCTAAAAGGTGATAATTTTCTTTGACTATTGGGAATCTGTTAGCAACTGCTGCTGCAAATCCTGCCCCGAATGAATTGATATTATTACATACATGAGGGATTATAATACTACATCCATTATTACCACCATGAATATGATCATCGATAAACGTAAATAAATCACCATGAATGATAGGAGTCTTAGATGAATGTAATTTATGAGCAATATTCATATTATTATCCTAATTTTTCCCATTTATTTAGTGGACAAGACTGATCAGCCCATGCCAACTTATTCAAGAATTTCTTCTTATTATTAATATTACAACCACATTCTAGACATTGCAAATTTTTATTATCATAACTAGGACAAGTTAAGCAAATATTATATCTCCTATTTATCTCAGTCTGACTAGACTTTGGAAAACCAGAATAGATATGCCAAAACAAAGATTTAAGAAAAGTTTGTATTCTATACTTCAACATTTGACTTAGGAGTTTCTTTTACTGCTACAATATTATTATTGGAGTCTAGCGTATAGATTGGACAAATATTAATAATATCTTGAGCATTAAACCATTTGGCTAATCCATTAGTTAAGTTATATGCTAATCTATTTCCGTTTTTACGAAAATCTGATGTTAACAAAAACTTATTGCCTTGATATTCAAAACAATCCCCATTCTGGATTTCTTCAATATATTTCATTTATAATCCTGTTCCCAATCTTCCCAAAGTTCTTCTTCTATAATGTCTTCTCTTTTCTTTTTGAGTTGACTTTTAGACTTAGATAAAAATCTTTGTTCCTCTGAAATGTGTTGTTTCTTAAAATTCTTTCCTTGAATATTCTGCCTTCTTAGGTCTTTTCTGTAATCGTCTGTCATGTTAGATCAATTGTAATCTCCTGGTTTAGTTTAAATATAGCCCATTTTTTGAAGTAGTCAAGTCTATTCTTAAAATTTTTTTCGCTTGACTATTAGTAAAATACATCATATAGTTATGCAGAGCGGGTGATAATACTTATCTTGCACTCTCTCTAATCCAATCAATATATTTACTAATTCTGGTGTGTCCGCTTTCTGTGCCATATTTAGAATTTGGTGAGCCTTGACTTACAAAAACACAAGAATTAATACCAGCTAATTTACCATCAATAAATAATCCACCACCACTATCTCCACTCGCTATCAAAAACTCTAATTTTGTTTTATCTTTACCTTTACTGGGCGAGCACACCAATAACTCATTTTCAATATAGTCTATCCGATTTAATCCTGCTCTATGTTTAGTATCTCCAATGTTTGGTCCAGTTTCAAATGTTCCTGTCATTCCAAAACCTGATATAGAACATAGTTTTCCGATTTCATCAAATTCAGTATATAGTTGTGGATAAGATTCTAATTTCAGATCTTCTTCTATAAAACCTAAAGCAATATCACCAACACCAAAACTTGTATCATGTTTTTTACTATAAACGACTTTATAAACACAATACTCTTTATTATTGATATAAAAAAAACAACTATTACAATCCTTGACAACATGGGCAGCAGTCAAAATACGATGCGAACTGATGGCAACTCCAGAAGCAAAGTAAGTCATTCCCTTTTGATTTTTACCACCAATCTTTCCCATAAAACTAAACTCTTTAGCATACTCCAAATATTGATTGTCTGGAGTACTAGGGTCAATAGTTCCTGCTAAACTGGATCCTATTAATATTAGAAAAATAAATAAGTATCTGACCAAGGCTAACCTCCATATTAGAGGGGTTTATTTTTGACCTTATTCAGATACACCGCACAATCATTGCTAACATCTTTATTATAACTTTTATAGTTCATTAAATGGCCAAAAACTATATGACAAGGATCGTCACATAATGTTACTAGATTTGATGGATCTAATTCTTTTTCAGGACTAATATGCACAGGAATTTTATGATGAACCTCCACCTTCTTACTCCTACCACACGCAGCACAGCACGGATTATTTTTTAGATGTTCTTTTCTTACTGTTTTCCATTTTGGAGATCTATAAGCATATCTTAGTAACTTATTAAAACCAAACATCATTACATCTCTTTAAAGTCATAAAAAAATAATTCTTCTTGACTTTCACTTGTCCATCTACTACCTGTATTTTCACAACTAAATTCTAAACCAAAAACTTTCCAGTCTGGTTTTTTATCTAATTTTTTACTAATGAAAGATCCACCATCCATCCATAGAACTCTATTATTTGGTTGTAAAAAATACTGACCCTCAGACCCTTCAAAAAAATGACCACACTTATGACCAGCAGATATTTCTCCATATCCATTTTGATATTGTGGACCAAAACACCAATCAATAGTAAATAAATATTTAGCTTTATGTAGACTCTTATTTTTTAAAAGAATATTTACCGCTCTATTTTTAGTGTACTGATCTATTTTTACTGAAGCATAATAACTTAAACTATCCCATAATTGTATCCAATCTAATGGGAAATTAGAGCCACCATTATTATGTGATCGCAGATAGTGTATTGGGACTCTTGCGTGTTGACTCCCAAATTCTGTCATCACAGAAAACATAGCACATCTTTGTGGAATGGATGTCAGATTAAAAACTTCTACAACAATTCTTTCAGAATCAATGCTTGGAGGTTGATTATAGAAAAAATTAGTATCTAAATATGCAATAAAAGTAGGTATATCTAAATTAAGATAGTTACTCATAAGATATTATCCAATAAAGTTAGAAACTTGCACTATAGTAGTTATAATGCTGGGTACTGCTGGTCTTACTGGTTCTGTTCTTACTCCTGTTGCTACCATTTGAACTGCTGTATCTGTTGTTGACCACCAAATTTCTAAATAGTCATTTTTCTGTAATGTGGCAACAATATTGACAGTAAATAATTCTGCTGATAATGATCCTGAACTAAAACCTTTATCTGTTGCTGAACGATCAAGATTAACTCCATTTTTCTTGACCCAAACTGTGGAACTAGCAGTCGATCCGCCTGTTTTAGCAAATTGAATACTCCATGTTAAACTATACACTCCACCAACTAAAACTTTTATTTGAGAATCATTAACTAATTGAACCACATCAGGATTAATATCATCAGTATTAGTATATGGTATTGCATAGGCTGTGTTGCCACTAGTGGCTGTTATAGTACCAGAATTACTAAATGCTCCATGACCTAGTTGACCACCCCCATAATAGTAGGATGGATCATCAAATCTGTTCGTATATTCTGATTGTATTGTAGAAATGGATGGAGTGTTTAAAACATATGAGTCTCTAGTTTTAAAACCGCTTGCTGATACAATACCGCCTGTCTGGACTATTATAGTGCCATTTTTAATACTGTTTCCAGAATTATATACAATAATATCTATAGCCATAAATTTCTCTAGAGTGGTGCATTTATCTTATACACCTTGATCCCTATTTTGGGGGGCTATATATTAAAAAATGACCTATTTACTTAGCCATTGAAGAAAATCTTTTTTTCATTTGTAATCTCCGATTACTCTACCCTTTTGGGTTCTTACTACAAATCCTTTTCTTACTAAGAATGGCTCAATGCTATTCTCTATAGTCTCCGTAGCGATACCAGTTATTGAAGAAATACTCTTTAGTCCAAGGGGACTACCTTTTGACTTGACTAGTAATTGCAAATACATTCTATCATACACATCTAAACCATATTTATCAATACCTTGCACACTAAAAATATCATTCACACATTTTGCTGTAGGATTGCAAACTTTATAATTTTTATACCACTGTAGTCTAGCATTTAAAATTCTAGGAGTACCTTTGCTTCTCTGTGCAATTTCCAAAAGATCTGATTCTTCTATGACTATTCCTAGTTTCTCACAATTCAATCCTGCTAGTTTGGCTAACTCATCGTCGGTATAAAAAGAGAGATGTTCTTTAATTTGAAAACGATCATAAAATGGTTGACTTAATCTTCCACCATTGGTAGTAGCACCAACCATAGTAAATACTGGAATGTCAATATCTTCAACAACTCCTTCAACAACTATATGGAGTTTAAAATCTTCCATAACTGGATATAGAAATTCTTCCACAATCTTTGGTAGTCTGTGGATTTCATCAATAAATAAGATTGATCCTTGATCCATTCCCATTAGATAAGGGAGAATATTCTTAATGCTTCTGAGATTAGCAGCATTGGTGGTATACAGATTTGAACCCATCTCAGACGCTATGGCACTCGCTATAGTCGTTTTACCGAGGCCAGGAGGCCCGTCTATTAAAACATGAGGCATCACACCACCAGAACTTTTACAACCCGTCACACAGACGCTCAGACGATTCAGAACATCGGTCTGACCAATGATCTCACTAAATTGAGTTGGTCGAATTCCGTTTGCCATTATTATTTTCTCCAATTTGTTCCAAAGTAAATTTAATTAGGCCAATAACATTATTAATTGGATTTATACGATAAGCAGAGATTATATATTCTCTGGCTTCAGTATCGGTAAAACCATAGTTAACCAATACTTTAACACACTGGCTTAGAAAGTCAATGTTAATTTCTTGTACTATTTTTTGTTCTGTCTGTTTTGCAGTTGTGGGTTTATATTCTTTTCTTACCGTAGCGACATATTGTATTTTAATATTTCGTATTCTTTTAGGTCTGAATACTGCTCCACAATCACAGACTATTTTATAGCCTTTTGTTTGGGCTTGTCTGGCACTTATCCAATGAGTAAATCCACAACGCTTTTCTGGACACTCATATTTAAAGTGTGCTTCGTAATCAATCGGTTTCTGGCTTTTGTGTATCGTTTTGTTCTTCATTATCTTTTATCCAAAATACAAAATCATTTTTTTCACTATCAAACGCACTGTCTAATAGTCCATCACTAACCAATTTAGATAATATATTACTGACCATTCTACTATTAAAAGATTCTAATATTGCACTTAGTATCAGATCATTAACATAATAATTTTCTGTTTTACTTTTTTTATTTATTTTAACTTTCATATGGTTTTTAGCCATAGTAAAACATTCATCATATGTCAATATTCTATCTAATTCTTCTTGATCTTTTGGTGCTAATATAGATAGTGTGTATGTTAAATCATCATTGGCATCATCATTAATAGATCCAAATGATTGGAACACCAATTGTCGTGCATGATTAATAAAACCTTCTAAATCTTTGATTTGATACCAAGCACTCATTTTAATTTCCTAGTTGAGAATATCATATAATCCTCTATAGTAGTTTGGTTGATTAATAAAATGAACAGCATGACTCTCTAAGTGTTTAATATAACTCATTTGAATTGGGTTATATACAAAATATTTCATTTTCCATACGCCCTCATTAAAATGATTGTTCCCCAAATACAGGGGGGAGTTTAAGCCACCCGCTGTATTGGGGATCAAATCACTCACAGGAAACGAAACACTAACAGGAAGATTGTCTATTTGACTAATTACATCTTTGATCCATTCACTAAATCCCCAAAAGTTATTTAGATTACCCACATCAATCTTGAAGTAGTGCTTTTTAATATGCTCTCCTTCAATATCTTCTGGCTCATCGGAATCGTTTGGAAATTTATTCATAATAAAAGATGGCGAGGGAATCGAACCCCCTCACATAGCGTGTGAATCTAAAGATACCAGAGGCTATGATCTTAGTCACCAGACTACCATACTTAAAGATCAACTATAGAAACCGTAACCGTCAGTATCCTCGTCCTCATCATCTTCATAGTAAGCAGCGTCTACATCTTCCTCATCATCATTCCAGTTCCAATCATAATCGTTGGAATAATCCTCATCCTCATCCGTATAATCATCCTCAGCAAAATTGGCAGAATATAGAGGCTTTAGAAGTTCACCTTGATATTCACCAACTACAAGATATTCGCATGTGCGAAGTTTCTCACAATTACAATCAGTTGGTACGCTCACAACATCCTTGGGATTAATCTTAACGATAACAATCTTATCGCCAGCCTCAAGACTACCATAACTAGCAACATAATTTAATGCACCAGCGTGAAGTCCATCAGAACAACCACGACTACGATTATCATCAACCTTTGCTCTAGTCATCTTACAGACATTACCAACGCTATTGTCGAATACTCCACGATACTTATCCTTGTAGTCACTTCTGACTGCCTTATAAGCAAGGAAGTAACCATCCTCAGTGATTGGCAGATGCTCATGCTCAAGGAAATCATAAAGTTCCTTTTGACTCTGCATACTAGGATTCTCCATAAGATTATGAAGAAAGTTAACAAGAGGATAGAACGGTAGACCCTTGCTCATAAACTCAAGAATACGCTTACTGATACTACCATGAACTTCCTCACCCTCATACAAAACCTTACCATTCTTGATCTCCACCAGACCATCACTAAAAGTAGAGACAGCCTTTTCAATATCCACAATCTCCAAGAGTTCATCTGCTGTTGCTGTTGGCAACGCTTCCAGAATCATTTTGTAATTAATATGATCCGGCAAAACCTGATAGGTTCTATTATTAAGAACCAGTGTCAGATTACCATCAACCCACATAAACGGAACGCTCATTGTTTAATCTCCTGTGAAAATTAAATTACTTAATCAAACTACTCAATTGCTTCTTGAATGACTCCACATCATCCAACTGATTATACCAATCACCACTTTTGCCACCATAATAACCATGACGATCATCAATCTGCAAAAGAGGATTAGTATCCTTCTTTAGTTCTCTCAGATTGCCTGTTACTTGGGTGCTACCAACAATATACTTCAACATCGGGTTGCTGTCAACTGCTTCTTTAAGAGTTTTTCTAAGATTCTCAATTGAAGGCAGACTAACACTATCGCTACTTGATGTTTTAATATATTTTGTATATTTATTGTCAACACCGTACAAATTGGTCAACATTTGAACCAGACTATTATACATCACATTAGTCTCTCTGACCAACTGACTATTAACACCATTGATGCCAAGATCATGTAGCAGTTTACTCATGTGACCAAAATAATCATTAGCCTTAAATCGCTCAATATCAAAAGTTGATCTATGCACAGTATCACTAAAGAACTCCATAATCATACAGTGATCAATAGCCTTAACTAGCGTAGCATTATTAATCTGACTACCGTAATCAAGACCAAAGATATTTAGAATATGGAAAAGAATCTGACGATCCACAAAACCATGATTATAGTACCTATACTGATCACGCTTCTCATCTTTAGAATATTCTTTACGACAATATTCAACAAGACCATTAAATTGTGATACAGTATCAAACCTTTTGGTCTTAATTTTCTTTAGACGATCCACCATGAAATCATTAAACGGCACAAGATTATAGCCTTCCTTGGTCAATTTTTCCACAAAGTTATGCTTAATTGCATAGATATTTGTATTACCAATAAGTTGCTTTGCATTATCAGTAGTAAAATTCTGAAAGATTGCACTAACTTCTGGAATATCTTGATTCTGCACGGTCTTATATCTAAGAATTGGCACATAAACAATAGAATCTTCCTCAAGCATATCATCAAGACGAGATTCACTCATCTCTCTCATGTGTGAGGCATCGTTATAGCCAATACTAAGAGTAGTAGTATCCTTATGATTTCCAATGATTAGGAAAGCATCCTGACTACTAACACTACCCTGACTACTTCTAGTGCTATTCTTGCGTGGATTATTGTTCTTGATCAAATCCTTATAGTCAGAAACCATGAGGATATTTTCTGATCCAACATCATTAATCAGATCATCAAAACCCTCATCACTCTTGGTGTAGTCCTTAGTATCAATCATCAGATAAGCAAAGCAATCGTTCTGGTTACAATAACGAGTAACAATCTTCTTTGCTGTTTCTTCTGTCTTAATATCACACTGGAAGAAAGCCATCTTGCCATTCTTCTTCTGACTATTCCAATACTGATAGCCTTTACCAGTCAGAGTTTCGTGATGAATCCTATCTGTCTGATAAACTAAACGACGAGAACGATAGCCAGTGCTTCTGTAGTTAAAAACGTACAGACTCTTTCCGGCCTTGATCTTATATTCCAAGTCCTCACCACTGTTGATGTTGTGGGTCTTATTATTAGAGTCTGTCCATGTTGCACCCACTCCCCAACCACCAGCAAGATCATTCATTGTATAATATGTGGCAATTGCTTCTACCTTTGTTTTAGCAGCAGCAATCTTTTTGCTGAACATTTCCTTCATTTGGAGGAAAATATCCTGAGTCTTATCACGCAGAGTTTTAACTACTGCTTTGGTATACTGTAATCCTTCACGACTAACATCCATCTCCAAATCACCAATACCAAAGTCAAGTTCAAGATAAAGACCCTGACCAATGATTTCTCCCACAAAAGCCTTCCATGAAGCAATATCTGCCTTATTGAAAGCACGATTCCACTTGGCAATATGATCTGGAGTTTCCTGCTTATCTTCACCAATAAGATGAGAGGTAACTACTGGATAAGCAATATTACCCATGATAGCAACAACACCACTATCAATACGATGATATTGGGTGGGAAACAGATTGTTATTAAGTCTGCAAACTCTCCAGCCATCACCGTCAATCACAATATTACGATTGCTATATTCCTTGGAGAAATCTGTACCAATTCCACCAGAAATAATAGGCTTATTCTTAAAGTAGTGGAAAATACGAATAGCCTTCTGACTAAACTCATGAAAATCGTGTTGCTTAACAGCAAAACTAATTTCCAAACCATTAGGCTCATCAGTATCAATAGTATGGAGCAAATTAAGAGTTGGCACACCACTATCATCCATAGCAGCAATATAAGTATACTGCTTACCATTGTAATAAGATGTTGTCGTAAAACTCTTGGTATAAGCAAACGGACTCTTAGACCCTAGCCCAAGACAGCCCACAAAATCATTACTATCATTCTTATTGCTTGCACCATAAGTGGTATAAAGATTCTCCATATCGGTCTGACTAAGACCAGTACCAAAATCTCTCACGCTAAAATTAGGATCACCAGCACTAGGCAACTTAACCCTAAAAGGATTAGGATTGCCAGATGCAATATGACTATCATTAGCGTTTGTTGACAGTTCACGAATGACTGCCATCACCTTATCGGAATACAGAGAATCCGAAAGGATTTTAAACATTTTGCTGGTCTGTGCAATATTAAACTGCGATGCACTTCTAACACCAGCACTGTGAACCTCAATCGTCCTATCTGCCAACTTCATTTCCTGTTCTCCAAAAGTGTTTCAATCGTTCCTGTGATAACCCAAGTATACCATCGGCAAACCGCCTTGTCAACCTTCACTTTATTTTTTGCTTGCAACCCGTATGCTAATATAGCCACAATAAATTGGTAATAAACCTAGATACCATACTGGAGTTGCTATTAAACAAAAATTTATACCAATAATAATATTAATTATACTTAATATATATATAATAATAGATGGAAAACCAATTTTTGCCAAAAGATATGTAATCGGACCTATTAAGATTGTTATCAGAAAAATTATAGTGACTAATAGTGCTAAACTAGCCATTCAAATAATCTTCCCCATCATCATCTCCATCAATTTCATAACTATCATATGGAGTCCACTCTGGATTATCATCTAGTTCTTCTTCTTCTTCTTCAGCCAGCATAATAGTAAAACTATTTAAAACTGCTAATATATCATTAATTTTCGATTCAACACTATCTATTTTAGCAGTTAGTGACTTGATAGATTTCTTAATATCTGTAATTTCTTTATTAAAATCTTTATCCAATCCCTGAATATCTTTATTACTTTCACTAATCTTTTTCATTATATTATCAAAATCTCTGGACATTAGAAACTCCTTTTATATTCTTTTATATCTCCGTTCTCCAATATTTTTTTATCTTCATAAGGAGATGCAACACGACGATAGAATTCTTGTTTAATATTCTCTAATACACCAGTAATCATAGCAATCTTAGGATAACTAGTATCGCCCATAACACCACAAATTATACGAGAAAAACAGTAGTTTATTCTGCCCAAGCAATCTTTTAAACTTTTATGTTCTATAAAATCGTTACGAATAGCCAGAATTAAATTATCAATAGCATCATCTAATTCTTCTCGTTCTTTTTCGTTAATATATGGCATTTTAATACTCGCTACATCTACATTGGTATCTTAAACAATAAGAGCATTTTGGTCCAGGATCGGCAAATCCCCAAGCATTAGCACAACCATCAAAACTTTCTTTTCCTGTATCAATACAAACAACTTTATTACGACCTTTTCTTTGTATTACGCCAACATTACTCCAATGACAATCCCAAAATTTTAATTTGGTTTTTTCATGAATTTTAGTCACAAGATTTTGAATGTGTCTCATACTAACAACAGTATTAGGATTATAAACTGTTGCTAACTCTGTAATATATCCCCAATCGCTAGGGTCTGGTTGGTAAGAATCTTCTTCTGGCTGAAATTCTAGTTTACAAAGATTGCCGTAGACTTTTGGTGCAAGATCAAACTTGCTCAATTTTTTCTGAACAGCATGAGCATACTCTGCTTTTTTCTTGGTATGGAATTCTTTAAATCCCAAATCTTTGTGACCGTAAATAGGATAAATTTGACAATATCCACCTTCTTCAAACCATCCACTATAATCAATCTTAAAATCGGTGCAGATCATTTTCTTGTACCTTATTACCACTTAGATTTTCCACAATAAAAATAGCAGTTTTTAAATCATCGCCCTCAAAAATTTTAATTGGGCCTCTTTTAATATCAAATCTAAATGTAGCATAAACAGCATAGTATGGTTCACCCTCTGCTTCTTCATCCAGATTAAAATATTCTTCCAGAGATTTTACTTCTTCTGGTATAAGGCCGCCTTCATAATCAGGTAAATCCCTAATAGTAGATATATGATAATGAAGAATGTGAGAACGTGGATTGCCCTCATTAGAACACCATCCTCTAAAAAATCTATTAGGATAAGTTGACATTATTTTTCCTAAATTTAGCGTAGAAATCCTTAAACTCTGCCTTATTAGAATAGAGTGTAACAACAATCTCATCATTAATATAAGGATTGTCTTGAGTTCTTAGATCATATAATTGACCATGACTATTAATTTTACCCCATGCTACCGCTTGTAAATTATTATAGTAATGCAATTCTTCTCTTAATCTTTTAAGTTCATCCTTAGCATTTTGCACACTAAACAATTTAGGAACAATTCCTTGTTCAGAGCATCTGAGAATATAATCAAGTGGGTTAGAATGTTCATTCATAATTTTCTTTCTGATACTTTAGTGCCGGGAGCGGGACTCGAACCCGCAGCGTTTCTAATGTGGGGGATTTTAAGTCCCCTGTGTTTCGCCAATTTCACCACCCCGGCAATAAAAGTAATCGACTACAACAATCAAAGTTTGAGGTTGATTATGCTTGTGTGCCTCAATCATTTAAACTGTTGTAGCCGACTACCATTTGTTTTAAATCAACCGTTTGTATGAGCCTTGAGGCGACGTACAATATCCGCCATAGCCTCATCACGATCCACATTCTTTGTGGGCTTTTGACGCTCCATAGAAGGCAATTCAATACCCTTCTTAGAAAGAGCAGCCTTTGTACGAGCATAACGAGCCATCGTACTAGCAATCTTCTGCCCAGTCTTTGTTGCAATTTCAGCATAAGTTCTAGAAGAATAAACAGCCTCTAGGAATTGCTCATCACTACAACGAACACGCTTCTGCTTCTCAACCGTAGTAACTTCAGCCATAATCAACCTCCAAAAAATCCAAACTTACTTCACGGTTTCAGTCACGCGACTGATTGATTCCCGTGTTGTATCCTCATTCTACCATAGGTTATCGGCTTGTCAACAGCCAGACCTTGAATTATTTTTCGTTGGGTAGTGCGATTGCTAAAAGTAGATAAATCCAGAATATAGCACTAAAACTAGCCAGAGTACCAAATACTGCTAGTATTCTAATGATTCTAGAATCTATTCCTAGATATTCTCCTAGTCCTCCACAAACACCAAAAAACATTCTATCAGATGATGATCTAGTTAATGTTTTCATACTAAATAAAATTCTTGATGATTATTTTCTTCTGTTTCTACGCCAAGATTAGATAGAATTACTTTGAGATTTTCATTTTGTTCATCTAACTTCTCAATAATTTTATTGGCCTGCTGTAATGCTAAGGTTAGATGATGAACTTTATTAGCCAACTCATCTGCCACATAATTTTTCATTATCATTATAGCCTCCAGATATATTGAGAGACACTATTAATTACACTTTTTCTTTTTCTTCTTAAAGATTCTATCCCAATTTTTATCCCAAGTTTTTTGGTCAATATTTTTTGGTCTACGTTTAGACCCTTTTCCATTTTGACTCATTTAATCCTCCAGAACAAAACTCCAATAACGAGAATCATCTTTCTTTTGCAGAGCATCCCAATAAATAGATCGTGCAATATAAGATGGTACTTTATGCTTGCCACAATTTACCATCCAATGACGCTCCATCTTTTTATAGGTATCAGTGCCACTCTTACTTTTATTATATTTAAGATGTTCCATGTCGTAAAGGCGAAGTTGATGAACATCGCCACACAATACTCTAGCCTCATTAGGATGGATCATTTCCAGGGCAAAACTAATTTTAGCCAACCCAATACCACTAATCTTTCCAAGAATACTATCACGCTTCTTAACGTGACCTTTCTTAGTAGTAAAATAAAAGTCTTTAGGATTGGCCCAAAACTTTGTGGCAAAATCCCAAATATATTTTGTACGATTATTGTGTAGACCCACACCGCTTTTGTGGAGTTTTTCTCTCAGTATATTCTCGTCATCAACCCACTCACTAAAATTCTTAATAGCGTTATATCCTGCACAATTACCTTTCCAAGTAGTATGCACAGAGCAATAAGCAAACAGATAGCGACGAAAAATATCATCAACATTTTGTGGTCGCACACTCTCCCAATATTCCTTGTATGCAACAACCTTGTCCTTGGGAAAATTCTCAAAGAAAATATCTGCCTTGCTCTTGTCCATCGTATTATACTGAACTGGAATCACTGTGTTCTCAACAATCATTTTAGTCTCCAATGGGTATGCTGTGATTCTACACTACTGGTATCGGTTTGTCAAGACCCGTTTCTTTAAACGGCTCTCGTAGCACCATGTAGAATTTTAAATGTTGGAAAACGCAAACTAATTCCACCATCTTGGTTTTCGCTCTCACTAAAATACTGAACCGTAATAATCTTTCCAAGAATCTTTTTAGGATTCTGATAAAACTCCTGACGTTGATCAATAGTGAAACCACTACCAACTCGTACAATATTATCCTTATGTTTGATCATAACACAACTAAGCATAGTTTCTTCATGCTCTCTACCATTCAACACATATCTAAATGGCCCCATTTCAGTATCAATGACTTCATACTCATCATCAAAAAACTTCTTAACTTTGAGCAAGTCTTTACTACGCTTACCTTTATATGCTTCATCAGCACGCAGCATTAGACCCTCCCAAGAATAATCATTACCTCGTTTAGTCCATTCGGCAAAATGATCGTCATCTTTAATAAGTTCTTGACCAAGAACACTAAGACATGGACAAGAATTGTCTCTCATAACTTCTCTTAGATTATTATAGCGAATAGAATATGGACGATTCTTCTCGCCCTTCTTGCTATAAAATTCATCGTGAGTAATCATATCAAAAATCTTAAAAGATGGATCTC